TACGGACACTGGGCGAATTGTAGTTTTCCACAATCAGGATTTGACATTACGGCGCAATAGGCGCATACTGATTTTAACGTTGAAAGGGGGGCCGAATGAGTAACTTTGCTAAACGTATCAATCCGCGCAACTTGGGATTTTCACCCAAACTGGTAGCGATTGTCGGAGCTATCATCGGGCATGATTACGGCGTTCGGGATGGACGCGGCGGATGCTTAACCAGCATATCAATCACTTCCGATGGGTATGTCACGGCGCACAGCACAGCAAGCGATGGCGGCGGAGCGTTTCTCGGATCAGCGGGGGACCTGGAGCAAAACATCCGTCTATTCCGCGCGGATTTGAGCGAAGACGACAGGAACGAATTCGATCAGCTATACGCGACAAACGTGAGGGACTGGCGGAGCTTGCCGGTTCGGTTTGAAGCCCTTTAACCCGTCCGAAAAATGGACGGCGCAGAGTGACGGGCGGGTTCGCCCGTTTAATGCGGCGGTATCGTTTCAAGCCGATACGCATAGGAGGAAACAATGGATATTAAAAACGTTTACGATGCGATCATTTTCACATCGGCGGCGCTTACGCTCAAAGAGGCGGTCATCGAAGCGATAAGCAAGAAAGCGAACCTGCATGGTGCGAACCTGCGTGAAGCGAACCTGTATGGTGCGGACCTGCGTGAAGCGAACCTGCATGGTGCGGACCTGCGTGAAGCGAACCTGCGTCGTGCGAACCTGCGTGAAGCGAACCTGCATGGTGCGGACCTGCGTGAAGCGAACCTGCGTCATGCGAACCTGCCTGGTGCGAACCTGCGTGAAGCGAACCTGCATGGTGCGGACCTGCGTGAAGCGAACCTGCATGGTGCGAACCTGCGTGAAGCGAACCTGTATGGTGCGGACCTGCGTGAAGCGAACCTGCGTGAAGCGAACCTGCATGGTGCGGACCTGCATGGTGCGGACCTGCGTGAAGCGAACCTGCGTCGTGCGAACCTGCATGGTGCGAACCTGCGTGAAGCAAAGGGAACAGAACTCGCGCTCGCTCAGCTTCAATTCATCCCGGAAACCGGAGCGTTTGACGGGTGGAAGAAATGCAAAGACGGTATTATTGTCAAGCTGTCCATCCCGGAAGATGCAGAGCGCAGTCACGGGTCAGAACGCAAGGCAAGGGCATCAAAAGCAATCGTGGTGGAGGTATTCGGCGCAGAAATCGGGATTTCAGGTGGTGGGTACGAAACCATCGAATACCGAAAAGGTGAAACAGTATTTCCCGACTCGTGGGATGAAGACCGCTGGAATGTTTGCTCTCATGGCGTCCATTTCTTCCTGACCAGAATTGAGGCCGAAGAATACAGTTTTTAATAGCAGAGTGGCCGTCCACAAAATGGACGGTTAATGCGGGAAGCAGGTCACAACCCCTGCATAGGAGGAAACAATGGGAAAGAAACAGTTTATTGCGCTGGCGGATAAAATTCGTGCCAACAATGCCACAGGACCAGTAACAGCGTACTTCACCTACTCTCAGATTCTCGTCCTAGCCGATTTTTGCGCCGCTCAGAATCCGGCTTTCGACCGTTCGCGCTGGCTGGGCTACATTGTCGGAACGAACGGGCCGTCAGGCGGCGCGCGGTGATTGGGACCATTGCCCTATTAACCCTCGGTCTGCTACTATTAGGGATCGCTGTCCAAGCTTGCTGGCAGCATCCCAAACCCAGTAGCAGGTACGAGTTCACCTATCCTGGGCCGGAAGTGGAAATCCGGTCCCTGCTTCAACACCCAACTGATTCAAAACCGTATGACATACGAAAGTAGGTGAGTATGAACGCTCCTCAGAAAGTCTTGGATTCAGTCTTCGGCTCAAAACCGGAAGACTGGAAGCAACACGCAAACGGCGGCGGGTGGGTTTATAAAACCGCGAAAGTAGAATCAACGGTCTATCTGCATCCAACTTCGATAGTGTACGGCAATGCTTGGGTGTACGGCGGTGCGCGGGTGTACGGCGATGCGCAGGTGTACGGCGATGCGCGGGTGTACGGCTATGCTTGGGTGTACGGCGATGCGCGGGTGTACGGCAATGCTTGGGTGTACGGCAATGCGCGGGTGTACGGCAATGCTTGGGTGTACGGCGATGCGCAGGTGTACGGCGATGCGCGGGTGTACGGCTGTGCGCGGGTGTACGGCGATGCGCGGGTGTACGGCAATGCTTGGGTGTACGGCAATGCGCGGGTGTACGGCAATGCTTGGGTGTACGGCAATGCGCGGGTGTACGGCGGTGCGCGGGTGTACGGCGATGCGCGGGTGTACGGCGATGCGCGGGTGTACGGCTATGCTTGGGTGTACGGCGATGCGCAGGTGTACGGCGATGCGCGGGTGTACGGCGATGCGCGGGTGTACGGCGATGCGCGGGTGTACGGCTATGCTTGGGTGGTTTCTCCCCCGTATATCCAAGGCACTCGCCACGCCCTAACGTTGTGCTCACTGACTCAGATCGCAGTGGGTTGTCACGTCCACGATATTACGGAATGGTTAACCCAATACAAGGCAATCGGGAAGCGGGAAGGATACACAACAGAGCAGGTCGCGGAATACGGGCGGCATCTTGCCTACCTTGCGGCGATTGCCAAACGTCTGCAAGCGGCAGCGAAGAAAGCAGCCAAAACCAAGAAGTAAAACCGACCCGGCGAATCCGGGTGCTGTCAATACCCAGCCTCTACGCGGCGACAGTAGAAACGATGTCTGAAAAATGGACAACGGCTAATGGGTGGGAGGAATTCAAAATGAGATACTTTTTCAACGTGGAATTGTCAGGCACCGGCAACACGCCGGAAGAGGCTTGGGAAAACGCGGTCGAGGGTTTTGACCTCGATCCTGGATACCCCGCCGAAGTCACAGCAACCGAAGAAGACGAGGACGAGTAGTGTTGATCCCCGCCTACCAAAAACCGCAGTCCATTATTCGGACGCGCAAAGAAGCCTATCACTTGGGCGGTGCTTTACCCTTGTCCGCTGTGATCAGGAAAGTCCGCACGGCGAAACCTAAACCGGAACGCAGGATGTGTGCAGCGTGTTTGAAGGGTGTACACTCCTGCTTTTCTAAAAACTGCATTTGCGAGAAATGCTGGGAGGCGGTATGAGAGTGGAATTACGTCCCTCATGGAGAAACAAAATGGCGAAGGAAATCACGTTTGACGGTTTGGTAGCAGAGTACGGAAACTACACCAAAAACGGCATCGAGTACGCCATCAAGCAAAATCCCTACCCTGATTACGTGGCTGGGTCGTCCACTGCTTATGTGACCAGCGGTGAAACCTATTACTTTGCGAGCGGATACGACCGCGAGGGCAACTCAGTAAAGCTGATTTGGGAGATCACCAACAAAGAGACTGAGGACGAGTCCGACGCTTGCGATTGGGATGTTTTTGAGGTCCAGCCCAACTACGGTGATCCTGCTCCCTGGCGTCCCGATTCTGCTTGACACTGCGCCTAGGAATCTGTATCATGGTTTTAGCGGTCATAGAACTGATCTGATTTTAACCACCGTCCATTTTCCGGACAGAAAGAGGCTCCAATGCGCGGACCAGCCTACACCCCGGAGTTCTTCAAAGAGGAAATCCAAAACGCTGAACTCCAACTGACCCAGCCGATCAGCAACGAAGAGCGGGTCCGGTTGCAACACAAAATCGCCACGGCGCGGAAGTATCTGGAGGACCCGACACCTCAGTTTAAGTGGTAAGCTGCCTGACGAGACCGTTGGCCCGGTCGAAAGCGGGAGAAACCGCCCGCTAGCAGTAGCCGAGGAGGAATATGAGAAATCCACCGAGCAATACAGACGATCTGATTGATTCGCGGGACGTTATTGAGCGTATTGAAGAGCTTGGGTCCGAACGCGAAGCCCTTGTAGCGGATATTACCGCTGCCGAGGAAGACCTCGCGGACGCCAGCGACGATACCAGCGTTTTGAAGGAGGACGCGGAGGAGCTTTCCGAGTTGGGCAAGAAGGTTGATGAAGTGAAAGTCTTGCTCGAAGAGTGGGATGCCAACAACGGCGAAGAACTCACGGCGCTCAAGTCCCTACAAGACGAGTGCGAAGGATACAGGGATTGGTCGAGAGGCGAGACACTGATTCGGGGTGGGTATTTCGAGGAGTACGCTCAGGATTTGGCCGAAGAATTGGGCATGGACAAAGATCAACCGTGGCCGTATTCCTGCATTGACTGGAAGAAAGCCGCCGAAGAATTGCAACAGGACTACTCGCTGATCACGTTCGACGGCGAGGACTACTGGATTCGTGGA